TATATCATCATCATTAGGGTCTTGTCTATAACCAAATGGTACAGTCTTCCCTATTCTTACTATCGGTTTCCACTCCCATTCACCATCTTCTTTTTGAGGTTTAGGTAATTTCCAAGTCTTAGTTTTCATCTGCTTTCGGAGGCAAAATAAACAAAGGACTGTCTGCTTTAACTTCGACTTTTTCTGTTTTTACAAAGCCAGCTCTGTCAAGGAAGTCCTTAGCTGCTGCCATCTTCTCTTTATTGCCCAAGTCGGTAGGGGATCTCATTACTTGCATCATAGACCAAACAGCTTGAGGCCCACGAGTTGATATAAAATCACGAGTGCGTTCAGCTATCTCTTCTTTAAGAGGAGCCATAACAACAGTCGTAGATGTACCGTCAGCATACCCTGCCATCTTTAATGCAGCGACAGGGTTGCCTTCGGCTTCGTTAAACAATGCATCTAAAAATGCTTGTTGCTTTTCAGTGAGGTTTCTCGCCATATACTTTTTCTTTTATCTGTGACCTTCCAATACCAAGGTCGTTCAGTTCTTTATCACTTAACATCTGCAGTATTCTGTAATCTGCACGTCTTTGTTGATTTTCTTGAACAGCTTTACCTAAAGCTTTTAACCATCTTTTCATTGCACTACTCCTTTTTGTTTGTGCAGGAGTAGTTATATATATTTAGTTATAACATACTATTGTTAATATTGCAACCCCGTTATGTCCTATTTGGATTATAGAACTCCCTTACTGAGATAGTAACATCAAAAGTACCACCATCTTTTGAACAAACAATCTTATCACTTGCATGAAGATAGAAACGATTAGATGTAATTAAATGATAACTATCATTACCAGCTACAGAATGAGCTTTAGCTAGTTGGTGATAGGTGGTATCATCATTGTGATAAAACTCAATAGTAATTTTTTGACTAGATGTACCACCATTAGATGCAGCAAGATATTCAATTACTGCATCATGGTTAGCTGGACAAGTATACAAAACATCAGCGCTTGCACCTGCAGAAGTAGAGGAAACAGTAACACTTTCTGAAACTGTTTTGTATGCTATGTCTACCATTTACTTTTCGCCTTTTTCTGTAACAAACTCGTACAGTTTTTCTGCCTGAGCTTTTACTTCATCTGGTGTGTACATCTTTGGTACATAACGTTGCCAAGCCTCTAACGCTTGTTCTGCATTATCTTTATACTGTTCCATAATGCTGTAAGCTAGTTGCATTTGTGTATCATAACTTTTATCCATCATTTCTTTTGCCATAGATAAAATGTCAGTACGGATTTGATATGGATTACTCATGTGTGTGTCTCCTGTGTATTGTTACTTTTTATAAAGTTGTGTTTGGGAAAAGTCTTTAATTGCTTGCCCCATATTAAAGCCACCATTTTTTCTTTCATACTTGCTTTGATTGTTTTTAAACCAAGCATTAAATCTAGATGACTGACTTTTATTTTTAGGTGCTACTTTAGCTGGAGCTGCGTCGATAGCTTTTTTAACCATTCTGTTCAGCTCTGTAGTACTCATAGGTTTTTTGTTTGCTCTATCTACTTCTATCTTTTCGTCAAGTGTCATTACACCACGACGAGTTGGACCCTGAGCTTTGCCAGGTGTTTTCTTTGGGCGAGCTTTTGGTCTAGGTGAAGTAGTTGGTGCTTTCTTAAGATCTTCTGCATAAACAGCTGCCATTACTTTACCATCTTTATTGGTATAATAAAGTGACCCAGCTTTTTTAGCTGCAGCAATGCTTTTATATTTACCAGCATTCTTTTTAGCTTGGGTAGCAGTCATACCCTTTTCTTTTAGTTTATTGTTTAGGTATGTTCGTAATGATACAGCCATTGTATTATCCCTTACTTATACGTGTTCTTAGCAGTTTTTACGCCAGTATTCATTGTACCAGTAGATCTAACCATTCCACCTTGATTGTACATAGCTACCTTACCACCTTTAGCGTATGCTTTCTTCTTCATCATAGCACCACCTTTAGCGTAACCTTTTTTCTTAGCCATACCACCTTTATTCATAAAGCCCATTTTATTACGAACATCTTTAGGTAATGATGCAGCACCTTTGTTTGGAGCTGGTTTTAATCCACCTTTGGCGTAACCTTTTTTCATCATGCCGCCTTTAGCATAACCTTTCTTTTTCATTTTCATTGTTCTTCCTCACTGTATAAATTATTGAAAACTCTTTGTGTATTCCACACGTAGTCTACATCTTCTTTTGAATTGTACATATGCTGGTTTGGTTTAAAGTCTGGAGCACCTTCTCCTGTTTCAAACCAAGCTGGGTGAGTTACCCTCACTCTGTTATTGGGTAATGCAACAATGTTACCTGTGTATTCTCCAGCGTCTAGCAACTCCAGTACGTGAGACTGTTTGTGTTGTGCTGGGTCGTCTGCAACTTCACTGTCTGTATAATCTACAGTAAAGTAATACTTAGCTGGGTAAAACTCTCCATCTACCTTTGCAATCCAAGGCGCTGGGCTTGCACGTTCTAGTTTGTAAACACTGTGGTGGTGCGACATACAATCCCAAGGTTGTGCTAAATACGGTGGTAACTCTTCTGGCCAATCTTCTAGGGGGGTATCTGCCACCAAAGCTACAAGAGGTAATCTAGCCCACATCGCACCGCCATGTATATTGGGACCATCATCAAAGTCAGACTCGCAGCCTGTAAAAATAACTTGAAAGCTGAGAGTCCTGTTTGGCATAGTAGTGACGCCAATGACCATACAATGTAGGAACTCTCCATGATACTCTTCTAAGTTTTTTGTGTATTCTCTACGAACCCACGCTTTGAAATGCGGAATGCTACTTGTTAAATAGGGCATTAACTACCTCTTATTATGCTACGACAAAATCCACTATCTGACCGTCTGGCATCCTAAGCTTGTTAGGATCTGGGTGGTATGCGTATTTTTGATTTACGAGTTTTAAGTCTTCTACAGGAGTATCGGGAGTAATCCTTGTAGGCTCTCTTTTTTCTTCTACGTTATTTTTATTTGACCTGTCTTTATCTGCAGATTCAAATACAGTATTAACATGCGTATTAAACGGCATACTTGGTAAAGGCATGTGATCTAGTAGACCAAGACTGTGACTCACTTTTTACCTCGTGCAAGTCCACCCTTAGCGGCTCTAAAAGATTTCGTCTTTTTTGCAACTTGTTTAGGTTGAGCCACATGCTGCTTACCTGCCTTCGTGCCTTTTCGTTTAGCTCTGGTTGTAGCGGCATACTCACTGCTGCTAAGAGACTTAATAGCCTTAGAAGGAAGGTAACGTTCACCAGTAGCATTTGGACCTTGAGTAGACGGCTTGCCACTTTTAGTACGCCACTTTTGTTTTCCCCATTTCTTTAGGGACTTTTGAGGAGCCTTCATTACTTGTAGCCTCCCCCTTTTGCTTTGTACTGTTTGGCAACCATCTGCGCTTTTCTCGCTGACCATTGTCCAGGCTTGCCACCTTTTCCACCCGCCTTAACTTTTGCGACCAAGTTCTTACGCATAGTTGGTTTGGTGTAATTCCCAGCAGCATTTACTGTACTCTTCTTCTTAGGCATTAGGAACTCCTAATTAAAACTTGATCTTCGCACCAACAGTGATGTCACCAAACTCAAAGTCTGCATCCGAAGATACTTCTGTGTAAGTAGTCATGTTATTCCAAACGTATTCTGCCGTAAGGTCTACACCTTTGAATACGTCATCTTCATTAATCTTCAACACGTCTACAGTTGTTTCTGCTTTAAGAGTAACGCCATATTGTGAGATAGCTGCATAGGGTGTTGCTTCCAATGCCCATGTATCTGCACCAGTTACGTAGCTCATGTCTACTTCTGATCCGATTGACAGGCCATTACCTAAGTCCATAGCCGATACTGATGTTGCTGCAACTGCTAACGCAGATGCGAATACTAAAGTCTTCATAATTTTAATCCTATATACTTGTTCCTACTTTAATGCAGGAGGGTCTTGCTAAAGCACCTAGTTGATTCATACGAGCTGCCATCGCTTTTGTTTCTACTTCACATTCTTGTTTAGTTATAAAAATTTCGTCTTCTTTTGCGTAGACTACACAAGATAATGCAGAGGGATTAGTACAAGCTAGTACTATCGCCAACCACATCACCAAGCCTTACACGACCAATACCTTGCTGTAAATTTGTCAGTTGCCGTATCGCAATTGTGTCTTGCACGAAAACTTTTACGTCTTGCTGGTTGATCTTTTTTAATAGACATCTTAGGATCACCAAAACGGACAATCTTTACCTGGTCGCCTTTTTTAGCCAACACCGCAGACTTCTTATTCTCGCCTGGGGTTTTCTTAGGTTTATTATATCCTGGAAAGGTTTCGCCACGATATTTTTTTCTACCGTTGCTTAAGTTCTCCACGTCCTTAGTTGTTGCCATTTTGTGTCCTAATCTGTTAGGGGAACAAGGACGGTTCTCTATTTACCCCAACTTTATTGCAAATATATTATATCAGAAAATATTTACACCGTCAAATCAATTCGAAGTGTGGTCCGTCAATAAACGGCCTACGGCCTTGGCTACGACGAAGATCTACGTATGCATTCATCGCATCCTCTGCAGTACCTTCATACGAGCGAATATCTCCTTCGCTCCACGCTGCACCCCACTTAATTGCAGCGCCAACCTCTTTGGCAGCTTCTGCCATCGCATCGCATATATCATCATAGACATTCAATTCCCATACTACGTTAGGTCCATCGTAAGCTACTAGGTCTACTGCATGAGAATATCCTGAGTCCTGAATAAGGTGTTTAGATTTCATAGTTTGAGAACGTCCAGCCTTGTACAGCTTCTCCTGCTCTTCCAAAGTTCTTACGCCATATGTAACTCCGAAGTCTACCTTCGTAAGTTCAATAGCACGTTTAACTGTATTTACCATATCTGGGTGTACACCTTCTAGTTTACCCAGCGATCTACTTGATAATTTAAATGCCATGTTTACTTTCCAAAAAACTTAGTAGCTGACCTTACGCCAAAGCTTGCAGCTACGATTACTCCAAGTGTGTATTGATACCACTGCGGCATGGTTTCCAATGCGGTAAAACCATTCGCAACTATTTCTCTACCCCAGTCACCTGTAAATACAAGTACTAGTGGGATACTAAACAAGATTGTTAGCCATTCGTCTTTCCACGAAGACTGCGAACCTTGTGCCATAATTTTTTCCCAGTCTGCCTCACTGGTTGCACGAGACAACATAATCTGCGCCTCAGCTTCAGCTTTGGCAACTTTTGCTTTAGTCTCTGCAGCTTTTGTTTCAACTTTTCCATTTAACCATGTACCTGCTAAACTTGTTATTGGTCCTATTAAGGCCTGTATCATTTCTTCTCACTTCCTAACCAAACTGCAAATGCACCTGTCATTGCACCACTTACTACTGAAATCATAGCGCTTTGTTGTGTAGATAGATCAGGCAGTGACATTCCCCATTCAATAACTCGGATATACATGCCAGTCATCACCAACATCATTAGACGTGGCATGATCTTCCACTGTAAGACTCTTTCCATTGCTACTGTCATTCTTCCCACTTTCTTTTTCTGTCAGGATCTAAGACACCGTATCTGCTGAGATGTCCTTCGAGATACATAGCTCGCTCTACTCTGTCGAGTGAATATCGTATGCCAGTATCTTGGTGAATTTTTTCTCGTATATAGAATACATCTGAACGTGGTATGTGTACCCTACGTACCTTTGATTCGTTTTTGTCGGCTAAAGCTTTGTAGAACTCTTCTATCACTTTGTCTGAAGAGTACAGTTTTGATTTGGACATCCTTAGTTATACCTTTTTGTCCACTAAGGTCAACACTTTTTCTTGATACGACAGAAAAAAGTTTGAGCGAGTGTACGTACTAGAAGTATTACTTTAAGTATTACTATAAGTATTAATATTACTATATATTAAAGTAATAATAAAGTTAGAGTTAAGCGTAATGTAATACATTAAGTATATTATATATCACATTATGCCCCGCTGTCAAGGGGTACGACAAAATATTTTTTAAATTTATCGCCAGGGTACAGCTGTTTTGTCGTATATCTGGGGTAACACCACGAAATACCTCCAGGAACCCCAGAGATGCCCCCAGAATAACGCAACGGATGCTCCCAGTACCCTACGTCCAGGACAAAGATAACGTAATTCCTGGGGCTTCCTACAAGATTTACATAATATAGGTCATAATGTCTTACCTATTACTGCTATTATATAATAAAATAGGGGTGTTATAGTATAACATACAGATATGTCAGCATGTATGACCTAATATAGCATGTGGTTAACAGACTTAAAAAACCCCATCTCTGTCATTGAGCATATATACGCAACGTACACCCCCCGTATGGCCCATGCCTACCCCAAGCAACACATTCAAGTATTCGAATGTTTGAATATGACAGGGTTTTCTAGGGTTAAGTTATTGTTTTTATTATGTATTTTATACAATATAACATTATCTAATACGTTATATCCTACTAAAAGAGTAAGGTATTATTGATATTGCGAATCATTCGCAACTAGGATGCACAACATATTCAAATATTCATATTCTAGAATATACCCCCTAATTTTGATACACATTATATATAATAAGAGAACGAATCAGGAACGAATCACTAACATAGAACAGAATGAGAACATTGCCAGAACTTGGTGGTCATATTCATTTTGTTGAATATAAACTATTTTATAACCTATTGATTTTAAACAATTCTTTTTTGTTTTATTCTTGGTTCTATTCGTTATTCTAGGTTCATCAAATACGAGTTAGTCAAAACTCAGATTTGACCATAGTTGGACTATAGATTGTATCCCGTCTGTGATGGATTGGGGGAGTACGTCTAGACCATCCAACGCCTATAGTACACTCTTTCGAGAGT